GCGCGCCGAAACCCGCTGATGTCGATCATCACCACCGCCGGCTTCAATTTGCATGGCGTGTGCTACGAGCAGCGCACGATGGCCACCAAGGTGCTGGACCGCACCGTTGTTGCTGAGCACATCTTCGCGATTATCTTCACGCTGGATCGCGCGGAGGACTATGGCGACGATCGGAAGGTGGGTGACGACCCATACGACGCCAGTAAGTGGATCAAGGCCAATCCGCTAATGGAGGCTTCGCGGCCTCTTCGCGATGAGGTGGCGAAGCGCGCGATCGAGGCGAAGGCAAGCCCGGCCGCCGAGGGCGAGTTCAAGACGAAGCATCTGAATATCTGGCTGGGCGCGGCCTCAGCTTGGTTGAACGTGACCCAGTGGGCGCTCTGCGGCGACAACTCGCTGACCCTAGACGATTTCGCCGGTCTCGACTGCTACATCGGCGCCGACCTTTCGAACGTCGACGATCTTTCCGCTCTGGTACTGGTTGCGGAAACGCCGGCAGGCCAACTGCTCGTGAAGCCGTGGTTCTACGTGCCCGAAGCGCGGCTCGCCAGCCAGGACGGCGCGCTGAAGCATGTGACCGCGCTCTATAAGCAATGGGTGGCTGCCGGCGCGTTGGTTGCAACACCCGGCGACTTCATCGACCATCGCGTCATCGAGCAGCAGGTCCGGGACCTGAAGGAGGCGCTGGCTGTTCGCCGCGCGACATTCGACCAGCGGAACAGCGGCCTCGCCATGGCGTCGCGGCTCAACGAAGACTTCGACGACGGCGGCGAACCATTCGCGGTGCAACTGCCCAAGAACGCAGCCAACGTGACGGACCCGGCTAGGCAGCTCGAGGCTCGCGTGAAGGCCGGACCAGCTCGTCTGCGCCACGATGCGAACCCAGTGTTGGCCTGGATGATCGGCAACGCCGTTGTCGACCGCCGCGTGAACGGCAGCCTGCTGCCGAAGAAGGAAACGCCGAACAGCCCGAACAAGATCGACGGGGTGGACGGGCTAATAAATGCCACCGCCCCGATGATCGTGCCGGAAGAGGCAGCGCCAGAATACGAGATGCTCGTCGTCTGATCCTGCGCCTCTCGAAGGAGTCAACATGAACCGAGCTTACTCCATGCTGGAGGTGAAAGCCTTCGACACCGATCAGCGCACCTTCAAGGGCTGGGCCACCACTCCCGCCGCTGACCGGGTGTCCGACACCATCAATCCGTTGGGGGCGAAGTTTCAGAACCCTCTGGTCCTGCTGCATCAGCATCAGCATGACGCGCCGATCGGCACCGTCACGTTCGGCAAGCCGACGGCCAAGGGCATCGAGTTCGAGGCGCAGATCCCGGACATCGCAGAGGCGGGTCCGCTCAAGGATCGCGTCGACACCGCGTGGGGCGAGATCAAGCACGGGCTCGTGCGCGCCGTGTCCATCGGTTTTCGGCCCCTCAAGTACGCCTTCCTTGATGACGGCGGCATCGACTTCCAGGAAATCGAGATCTTCGAGCTGTCGACCGTATCCATTCCGGCAAACGCCGAGGCGGTGATCACGGCGGTGAAGTCGCTCGACCACAACTTCATGGAGAAGGCCGGCATCGAGCCCGATCCACTCCCAACTCCCCAGCACGACAAACCCGCCGCGACCGGCAAGGGGCGCGTCGTCAAGCTGCAGGAACCCGCCCGCGACGGGGCGAAACCCTTCGTCATCCGCACCATCAGGCGGACGGCATAGCCCCTAGATCACGGGACAACCAACATGCCTACCATCGCTGAACAGATCGCCGCCTTCGAGACGAAGCGCGCCTCGCTCGTCGCTGCCAACGAGACCATCATGACCAAGGCGGCCGACGACGGCGCGACCTTGGACGAAGAGCAGGAGCAGCTCTTCGACGGCAACCAGGCCGACATCGACGCCATCGACAAGCACCTGGTGCGCCTACGCGCCATGGAGAAGACGCTCATCTCGAAGGCTGCGCCCGCGCAGGGATCGAACCAGAAGGACGGTTCTGGCTCGCGCGGCGGTCAGATCATCATCAAGTCGGGCGACGCGGACGAGAAGTTCGAAGGCCAGAACTACACCCGCATGGTGATCGCCAAGACCCTCGCCCGCCTCGATGGCATCTCGGCCGAAGGCATTGCGCACCAGCGCTGGGGCAAGAGCAACCCCACCCTAGTGCAGGTCGTGAAGGCCGCGGTGGCCGGCGGCGGAACCGAGGCTGGCGAGTGGGGCGCCGAGCTCGCTCAGGCGGACACCCGCTACACCGGCGACTTCATCGACTTCCTCTACGCTCAGACGGTGTTCGATCGCCTGCCGCTGCGCGAGGTGCCGGCGAACGTGCACATCAAGGGTCAGGACGGCGCCGCGTCGGCCTACTGGGTGGGCCAGTCCAAGTCGATCCCGGTGACCAAGGCCGACTTCTCGGATGTTGTTCTGTCCGCGCTGAAGGTGGCCGCGATCGCCGTGATCTCGAAGGAGCTGCTGCGCGACTCATCGCCCTCCGCCGAACTGCTAGTGCGCGATGCGCTAGTGCAGGCCTCGGCCCAGCGTGTCGACCAGACCTTTCTGTCGGCTGCCGCGGCAGTGCCGAATGTCTCGCCCGCAGGCATCCTCAACGGGCTGGCCGCGGGCGTCAGCGCGGGCAACGATACCGAAGGCGTCATCACCGACGTGAAGACGCTCTATGCTGGCTTCATCGCAGCGAACAACGCGGATGACCTCCGATTCGTCACCACCCAGTCGCTCGCCAAGTCGCTGGGTCTGATCCAGAACGTCATGGGTAACTTCGCATTCCCAGGCTTGTCGGCAAACGGCGGCACCCTGCTGGGTGACCCGGTGGTTGCGGGCGGCAACGTCGGCGCCGGCGACCTGATCCTGCTCAAGCCGTCCGATATCTACAAGATCGGCGATCGGGGTGTTGAGGTCTCGCTTTCGACCGAAGCGTCGGTCCAGATGGCCGACAATCCGGATGGCGCGAGCGACACGCCGACCCCCAATGCGAACGTGGTTTCCATGTTCCAGACCGAGTCGGTGGCGATCAAGGTCGTGCGGCCGCTCAACTTCGCCAAGCGCCGAGCCTCGGCCGTCGCCTACATCGGCAACGCCGACTACGGTACGCCGACGGCGCCCTAATCGATGATGCACGGGCGGCACTCGCCGCCCGTCGTCACGTCGACGGAGGACATCATGACCGATCTCATCGCCAAGAAGTCTATGACCTATGCCACTCGGCGGTTGCTGCCCGGCGATCCCTTTGTCGCGCGCACCAGAGCCGACGCTCGTGCGCTCATCGCCATCGGGAAGGCCGAAAGTCCAGACGGAGACGATGGCGACCAGAAGGAAGAGATGGACGACCTGCGCGCGGAGTACGTCAAGGTCGTCGGCAAGCGGCCCTTCCACGGGTGGGATGCTGCGATCCTGAAGGATAAGATTGCCGAGGCCAAGGAAGCCAAGGCCGACTGATGCGCCTCTTCGGCTTCGAGATCTCTCGCGCCGGCCGTTCGCTCTCCGCTCCGGCGGGTGGCGGCGGCTGGATGCGCATCCTCGAATCCTTCACGGGTGCATGGCAGCGGGATGTCGTGGTCAGTCGGACCGCGGTGCTCGCCTACCATGCCGTATTCGCCTGCATGACGCTGATCGCCAGCGACGTCGCCAAGCTGCGCGTTAAGCTGGTTGAGTTCTCGGATGGGGTCTGGTCCGAGACCACGAACTCTGCCTATTCGCCTGTGCTGCGGAAGCCTAACCGCTTCCAGACACGCAACCAGTTCTGGGAGAACTGGATCCTCTCCAAGCTGTCCAGCGGCAACACCTACGCGCTCAAGGAGCGCGACGCTCGTGGGGTCGTAAAGGCGCTCTACATCCTCGATCCGGACCGGGTAGAGCCGCTCATCACCAACGATGGCGGCGTTTACTATCGTCTCTCCACCGACAACCTCGCGGGCATCGCAGACCCTGATGTGGTTGTTCCGGCGAGCGAGATCATCCACGACAGGTTCAACTGCCTCTTCCACCCACTTGTCGGCTTGTCGCCGATCTACGCTTCCGGGCTTGCCGCCACCCAAGGCCTGCAAATCCAGAACAGCAGCGCCAAGTTCTTCGGCAACGGTTCCAAGCCGGGCGGCCTGTTGATCGCGCCGACCAAGATTGACCAGGCCGATGCTGACCGCCTGAAGGATTACTGGGACAACAACTTCAGCGGCGAGAATGCCGGCAAGATCGCCGTGCTCGGCAACGGGCTCAAGTATGAGGCCCTGGCCGTCAAGGCCACCGACGCGCAGCTGATCGAGCAGCTCAAGTGGACCTCGGAGGTGGTGTGCTCCACCTTCCACGTACCGCCGTACAAAATCGGCGTGGGCGCCCTCCCCACCTACAACAACGTTCAGGCCCTGAACGTCGAGTACTACAGCCAGTGCCTACAGTCGCTCATCGAAGCGATCGAGACTTGCCTGGATGAGGGCCTAGGTACCGGAGAGAAGCTGGGCACCGAGTTCGACATCGACAACCTGTTGCGCATGGACGGCGTCACCCAAATGCAGGTGCTCAAGGAGGGCGCCGGCATCCTCAAGATCGACGAGATGCGCGCCAAGCTGGACAAGAAGCCGACCGAAGGCGGCGACGTGGTTTACCTACAGCAGCAGAACTACAGCCTGGCCGCCCTCGCGAAGCGCGACGCTACTGCAGATCCGTTCGGCAAGGCACCTGCTATACAGGTCCCCGCCCCTGCCGAGCCGCCGGCGAACGACAACCCTGACGAGGCACAGGCCGCGAAGGCCCTACTCGCGATGATGAAGGGGCTGCCTGGTGTTCGACGGTGAACTGTTCGGCCAGCAGATGGTCGAGATCGTGCGCGGCTATGTCGACGCAGAGCTCCTTCCGATACGCGAGGAGAACGCGGCTCTGCGCGCCATGGTGCATGAACTGGAGCGTCGGATCGAAGCCCAATCGGATGTCAGCGTCGAGCCGGAAGTCACCCTCGGTAACCTCGAGACCACCGTCGCCCGAGCCGTGGAAGAGGCTGTCTCCGCATTGCCGCCGGCAGAGCCGGGTGCACCGGGCGTGGTCGACATGGAAGAGTTGGCACTGATCGTCTCGTCCGAGGTAGGCAAGGCCGTTGCCGCTCTGCCCTCGCCCGAGCCGGGCGCACCCGGAGAGGTCGACATGACCGAGGTGGCCGGGCTGATCAGTCGCGCCTTGGCCGATGCGGTCGCGGCTCTACCGGCGCCAGAGTCCGGTGTCGATGGCGTGGGCCTCGCGGACGCGCTGATCGATCGCGATGGTCACCTCGTTCTCATCCTGACGGATGGCCGGACGAAGTCACTCGGCTTGGTGGTGGGCCGTAACGGGATCGACCCCAACCCGATCGACGTCGACGCGCTGAAGTCTCAGCTCGACGGTTGCGTCGTCGAGGCGGTGTCAAAGGCCATCGCTGCCCTGCCCCCTGCTGAGCCAGGTGCGCCCGGCGAAGTGGACATGGCCCAGGTAGCGAAACTTGTAGCGGCCTCCGTAGAGAAGGCGGTTGGCGCGTTGCCAGCACCAGAGCCAGGTCCGAGCGGAGTTGGCTTGGCGGATGCGCTGATCGACCGCCAAGGAGCGCTGGTGCTCACCATGTCGGATGGAAGCACGAAAAACCTCGGCGTCGTGATCGGCCGCGATGGCAACGATGGGGCAACCTTCACGCTCGACGACTTTGACATCGTGCCGCTCGACGATGGTCGGACGTTCAAGTTCTGCTTCACCCGCGGCGAGGTCTGCCACTCCTTCGAGTTCGCGTTCCCCGTTGTGCTCGACCGCGGCGTCTTCACCGCTGGAAAGCAGTACGTGGAGGGAG